GCCGCAGCGGCCGGAGCGGACGCGGGCAAGACTGGCGACCAAGCTGGCGCAGGGAAAACCGGCGATCAAAAAACCGGGGACCAGGCAGGCGAAGCCGGCAAGACGGGCGACCAGGCCGGGAAAGGCGCGGATGGCGCAGCAGCTCAGGGCAAGGGCAAGGACGACGCAGCAGCAGCCGCGGCGAAGGCCCCAGCCAAGTATGAGCTGACAGTGCCGGACGAGCATCAGCGGTTCGTGGACGCGGAGGACGTCGCCGCATTCGAGGCGATCGCGCGGACGAACGACTGGACCCAGGAGGACGCGCAGGCGTATCTCGTGGAACAGGCGGAACAGCGCGCAGCCATGTCGGCGAAGTTCCACGCGGACGTGACGGCTGACAAGGAAATCGGCGGAGAGAAGCTCGAGGAGTCAACCCGGATCGTCAAGACGGTTCTCGACAAGTTCCTCCCGGAGAGCGAGGCAGACGGGAAGAAGCTCCGCACGGCACTGACAAAACTCGGACTCGGGAGTTACCCGCCGCTCGTGCGGCTCCTGGTCCGTATCGGCAAAGCGGGCGCGGAAGATTCCCCCGGCAACGTGGGCGCCCAGGGCGGCGCGGAAGGCAAGAAGGATGCGGCGAGCACCCTTTACGACCATCCGACGTCCAAGGCGCTCGACGCCAACGCGGGATAGGTCCGACGCTCAGAGGAGAGACACATGCGAACCATCCGCACCTTCCTGGCGTGCGTGATCGCACTGGCGATCATCAGCGTCAATCTCGAGGCGGCGACCGTCGTCTCGGAACACGCCGGCAACGGCGACGCCTTGCGCTGGATCGGCCTGGCCGTATTCGGGGCGACGCTGTCCACCGGCGCGCTGACGCTCGTCGATTGGGCGAAGCGGCTCGACCCCGGCGGCAAGGTCGATACGATCGTGGAGCTGCTCGCCACGAAGAACGAGATGCTCGACGACATGCTCTGGCGAGAGGGGAACCTGCCCACGGGACACAGAACGACCGTGCGGACCGGACTCCCGACCGTCTACTGGCGCATGCTGAACCAGGGCATCCCGCCGTCGAAGAGCACGACTGCCCAGGTCGACGAGCAGGTCGGCATGCTCGAGGCGTGGAGCGAGGTCGACAAGGACCTGGCGACGCTGAACGGCAACGTCTCCGCGTTCCGGCTGTCGGAAGCCAAAGCGTTCATCGAAGCGATGAACCAGGAGATGCAGAGCACGCTGATCTACGGGAACGGCGGGCTCGCACCGGAGGAGTTCACCGGCCTGGCGCCGCGCTACTCCGCGATCTCCGGCGCCGCCAACGCCGACAACATCGTCGACGCAGGCGGCACGGGCTCCGACAACACGAGCGTTTGGCTCGTGAGCTGGGGCGAGGATACCGTCTTTGGGATCTTCCCGAAGGGCTCGAAGGCGGGGCTCATCCACGAGGATTACGGCGAGGTCACGGTCGAAGTGACCGCCGGCGTCGCGGGCTCGAGGATGCGCGCGCTTCAGGAGCGGTATCAGTGGAAGGGCGGGCTCGCGCTGCGCGACTGGCGATCGGTCGTTCGGATCGCCAACATCGACGTGTCGGATCTCGCCGGCGGGACTCCGCCCGACCTGATCGACGCGATGGAAGCGGCGGCCGAGATCCTGCCGGACCAGACCGGCCGGCGCGCGTTCTACATGAACCGGCGCGTGCGGCGGTATCTCCGCAAGCAGGCGCGGACGGACGTCGCCGCGGGCGGCGGGCTCAACTTCGACAACTTCGGCGGGAAGCGCGTCCTCATGTTCGGAGACATCCCGATCCGAACCGTCGACGCTCTGCTCAACACGGAGGCGCGCGTCGTCTAGCCACGGGGGCTAGAGCGAAGCGACACAAGCCCAATTTCGGGCGTAGCAAAGGAGCCAGATCATGATCATGGATGCTCTGTTGCTGGTGTCCGACGCGCAGGCGATCACCGCCGACGCCGTCAGCACCAACACGATCGACCTCGGGAACCCGACCGTCAAGAACCGCATTGGCTCCGGCGAGCCGATGGGGTTCCTCGTGACGGTCGACGTCGCCGCGGACATCACGACCGGGGACGAGACCTATGCGATCGAGATCATCTCGAGCGCGGCGGCCAACCTCGGATCGCCGACTGTCCTGGCGCGGTTCGTATTCACCGCGGCCCAGCTCGCCGCGGGCGCTCAGCTCTTCCTGCCGTTGCCGCAGCAGTTCCCGCAGCAGCGGTATATCGGGCTCAACTACGACGTGGGCGGCACGACGCCGACAGTCACCGTCACGGCATCGCTGATGCCGGCGTCGATGGCGAACGCCGAAGGACGCAACACGTTCTACGCGAAGGGCTACGCCGTCTAGGCCGGCCTGGGTTGAGCAGGATCGGCGCCGGCTGGGAACGGCCGGCGCAACCAATAACCGATTTCAGGAGAGTGCATCATGGCGAAGAGCAAAACAGTGCGAAAGGGCACGAGGGCGCGTAGCGACGCCGTCAAGCCGATCCGCACGCATCACGAGCGGGATACCCGCTCGAGGAAGCAGACGAGCCGCGTCGACCCTGGCGCGGAGGGCAACGCCGACCCGCTCGGCGCACGCACGGCCGATCGCCGGCCGGGCCACGTCGAGGACCGGGTTGTGTCGGAGAACGTCACCGACTCCACGAAGGCGCACGGGCTCGGCTCGCCGAACCCGCGGCTCCGACCCGGTCACACGTCGGCGACGACAGGACGGGAAGGCGAGCGCGCCGCGCAGCCCAGGCTCCGGCCTGGCCGCACGTCGTTCGCCCAGCCGCTCCCGCCGACCAACCCGCATCCGCGGGCGGGCTCGACCTCGAGGGCGCCGGACACGGCCGGCCGGCTCGAGACGACGCTCGACCGGGACGTGCGGATGGCTCAGGAGCGTCGGCGACGGTTCGCCGGCGGGCCGAAGGTCATGGCGACGCAGCTCGGTTACTACGATCACATTCGCCGGCGTCCTGGCGACGTGTTCCGCATCTCGAACAAGAAGGTCAGCGCGGAGGACCTCGAGCTTCGGATGGACGGGCGCGACGAGCAGGACGTGGTCGACGGGGTCGAGTTCCAGGACTTCAGCGAACGCTGGATGGAGGTCGTCCCGGACGACACGCCGGAGCGCGTGACGCTGGGGAACGAGCATCTCCGGCAGCAGCACGACGAGATCCTCGGCGCGCGGGCGCTCGAGCGCGGACACGTCGGATCGTCCGCGCAGGTCGCACAGCAGGGGATTCAGGTCGGGCGTGACGACGTCCCGGACGACATCGACGACGACGGAGACAACCCGCTCGACGCGCCGCCGGCGCGCCGTCCGGCGTCGCGTCGCAGGTAATCCTCAACGCACACCGTAGCGGGCGGCCGGCTGGGGCAACCTGGCCGGCCGCGCGTAGAGGAGAAGGTTCCCGGCGATGGCAAAAACGCAGGTTCTCGAATACACGATTTACCTCCCCGATCAGGCGCTCGTCGACAGCCTGAACGCGCAGATCGCCGCCGGCACCGGGCCGGGCGAGCTGCTCCGCGCGTTCAACTGGCAGACGTTGCAGATGGACTTTCTCGGGGTCCTGCGTGCTCCCTACAACGTCACCGAAGAAGGCGGCGCCGCCGTCGAGTTCGCCAGCGAGGCGGGCATCTATCCGCCGGCGCTCCCCCTCGAGCTGCCAACCGCGCCGTTCACCGGGCCGTGCATCCGGTCCGCCTGGTTCGGTAGCGGCTCAAACTTCCCGGTCAACGTCGCCACGTTCACGCGCAAGAGCGGGGGCTGGTTCGGCATCCCGCTTTTGTTCGGCTCGACGACCAAGTTCTATTGGGTCGGCAAGTTCGCCTACGCGCCGCCCCAGGACGCGGTCGTCGACCCTGGCACCGGGGCGGTCGTCGCGGAGCCGGCGCCGATTCCGCAGCGGCTCATGTTGTGCGGGTTCGAGTTTCAGAGCGGCACGGGCTCAGCGGACGGCGGCGCCAATACCGCGCAGATCAATTCGTTCGGAGAGGACTCCGATAGCATCTCACGCGATGCGTCACGCTGGCCCGGCGGCATCGGCTACGTGCATCGACCGGGCAACACGTCCGGGAGCTGGAACCTTCAGCCGCACACGACGCCGGCGACCAACGGACTATGGGATCGGTTCTACTTCCGTATCCGCAAGCTGCCGACTGCGTCGCGCGTCATGTATGAGGTTGAGAGCTTCGCCACGTCGGGCTCGGGGTTCAAGCTGTATGTGACGCCGACCGGCGCGCTGTCGCTGATCGGGTTCCCCTCGAGCGGCGACGCGCAACCGCAGTTCACGAGCGCGCAAACCTACCAGGAGGGCACCTGGCACCGGCTCGACGCGCTGGCCGTGCTGTGGGGCACCTCGGGACCGCCGGAGCGGCGGATCGGCCTGCTCGAGATATGGGTCGACAACGAGAACATCGGGAACGGCAGCATCGCGCCGGGCGGTCTGGCGGGCAATATCAAATGCTCGTTCACGAAGGTCGGCGATGATTCGGGCTCGACGGACGTCCAAGGCGAGTTCGACTTCGATCACTGGCGCACGGCGCGGCTGCCGAAAGACAAGGACCCCGCCCTGGCGGAGTGGGCCAGCGGCAACGGCTACACGGCCGGCGACTTCGTGCAGACGTCCGGTAACTACGGCCAGCGTCCCAGCCTGACGGTCGCTTACAAGGCGCTCACGACGCACGGCTCGCCGTCTCCTGACCCCGCCAGCTCGCCGGCGACCTGGGCGCGCGTCGGGCATTCCCAGGACTGGCTGCACGGGAGCCGCGTCGAGCGCATCCGCGTGACGGGCCTGAGCGCGGCGAATGATGGGGATTGGGACCCAGGGCTCGCCGGCGACGATGGCGCGGTCCTCGATCACTGGCCTGTCGGTAACATCAGCGGCACGGGCGCGCGCTACTTCTCGACAACGTCCGGCGCGGTCCTGGGCGTCGACACAGACGCCGGCGAGCTGGCGCGCATCCCTGGCAGCCTGGGCGCCGTGTCCGCCGTGGTCGCGCGCTACGGCTGGAAAACGACCGGCGCGGTCTCGACCGTGATGGCCGGCATCGTGTCGTTCGTCGATGGCGCGCTGCCAGACGTGACCGTCAGCGGCACGCCGGCGTCGGAAGGCACGACGAACGCGCCGACCTGGTGGAGTTACCTGATCAACCTGGTCAACGGGACGACAGAGACGCTCGCCAAAGTGATCGAGAACGTCGAGGTCCGTCTAACCAAAGGCGCGGATGCGAATAACACCGTTGCGTTCGCCGTGTGCGGCCTGGTCGAGATCATCGGCAACTTCGGGCCGGAAGATCAGCCGCCCGCGGCAAACGAGGCGCTCCCGGCGACCGCGCACGCGAAGGGGCTGCACAACGGACCCTACCGCGATTCGCCGTGGTGGGGCTCGCTGGCGCCGCCCTTCGCGCCGGTCCTGGTCAGCTCGGGAACCTACGTCAGCAACGGCGCTGCGCGGTATCTCACTTTTCCGCTCCCCCCGCATTTTCTGTTCATCCGCCGTGTGACGCCGACCGGAGCGATTCCGGCGTGGTGGTGGCCGTCGATGTTGAACGGGCACAACATCATGGACCAGCGGATCGACGGATACGCCTTTGGCAAGGCGGAGAAAGATCCGACGTTCGTCCCGAACCCAGGCGAGGACGAGCAACAGGAGCGGTATCGGATTCGCCTGATCAGCGCAGATCCCAGGGTCAACGAAAACGGCGTGACATACCAATACGTCGCGCTGTGCGATCCAGCGAAGCGCGTCTGCATCGCCGGCAGTGCGGGCTACCACGAGGACAGCTATCCATTCCCCAGCGCGGACCCACTCGAGGATGCGAGCTTTACTCCGATCGCGTCGTTCACGTTCCCGGAGGGGCTGACCGCCAACAATACCGGCCGCCTGGCGATGAGGCTCTCAGGGCACGCGGCTGGCGCGGCGACGCTGATGTCCGGTTCCGCGCTGACGTCTTATCTCAACTTCGCCCAGGGCGTCATGGCGGGGCTGGCTAATTTGTTCCCGTCCGCGAACATCGCGCAGGTGCCGTATGTCGTGTTTCGCACGAACGACGGCAACGGCGATCTGGCGGTTTGGCAGTATGCGACCTATACCGGGAACGGAGTCAGCCCGCGGAACATCCCGGTCCTGCCGGCTGGGGGCGGCAAACTCCCGCTCCTTGCGTTCGGGGTCGGTAACAATAACGGCGAGTATCGGGACCCCTCACAGACCGGGCTCGTGAGCAAGACTATCCAGAACGGCTCCGATCAAGCGACGAACGGCATCCGCGGCGGCGGCGTCGATTTCATCACGGTCGGCTCCGCGCTCAACGCGAACGCGCAGACCTACCACCTGTTTGTGCTCCTGGGCGGGACCGTCGACACAGACGGCGACGGTTTCAGCGACAACGGAGATTTCTACCAGGCGGAGCCGGACACGCCGACATTCGATGATGGCTGGGAGGAGCCGGAGGAATACGACCCCGGCGCGCAACCCGGCGAGCCGCTTCCCCCTGACACACCGGGCGGCGACATCGGCGACGACCTCGACGACGCGGCCTGTGTGGAGCCGTCGACGCGGCTGTGCAACCTGGCCCTACAGCGGATCGGCGTCAGCTTGCAGGTCACGACGCTTGCCACGGAGCAGAGCGCGGAGGCGGTCGCTATTCGCACGGCCTACGATGAATCACTCGACGAGACACTGCGCGCGCACCGCTGGCCGTTTGCGACGCGCTACTCGACGCTGACGCTCGTCGCGGGCTCCGCCGGCGTGGCGGCCACGGCGGAGTGGCAGTATGCGTATGCGCTCCCGGAGAGCTGCCTGTTCCCGCGGCGCATCGTCGCGTCTCGAGGGCGCGCGATGGACCCGACCCCTCCGCCGTTCCGGGAGGCGCAAGGGTTGCTCTTCACGAACCAGGCGGCGGCGGTTCTCGAATACACGATCCGGCCGCACTGCCCGGCGCTCAACGGCGATGCCACGTTCCGATCGGCGTGGATGTGGCGGCTCGCCGCGGAGCTGGCGCCCGTCCTTACCCGGATGCCGGACAAGCAGACGCACGCGCTCGAGATGTGGCAATACACGATCGGCGTGGCGGAGCGGTTCGAGCGGCTGGGCGCGCCGGGGCTCAGGCCGGCCGCGGACCCGAACGACCCGGACGCCGGCGCGCTCGTGGCGAAGCTGCAAGTCATCAACACGGCGCTCGCGCGGATCGGCGCGCAGACGATCGCGGACCTCACGACGGAGCAGAGCCGGGAGGCGATCGCGGCGCTCCTGGTCTACGAGGACGAGCTGCGCGCAACGCTCCGGGACTTCGCCTGGCCGTTTGCGACGCGCTACGCAGACGCCGGCCTGGCGGTCCCAACGCTGACGCTGGTCGACGGCGCGCTCGACGATCCGGTCGTCCCCGATTGGTATTTCGCCTATCGGATGCCGGACGACGCGATCGGCGTGCGGCGCATCGTGAAGCACGTCACGACGACGGGCGTCGGGCGCGGCTGGGACCCGAACCCGATCACGTTCCGCATGGGCAGCGACGACGACGGGCTGCTCATCTACACAAATCAAGAGGACGCCGTTGTCGAGTATGCGATCCGGCCGGAGGACGTCTGGAACGTCGCCGATCCCGCGTTCAAGGATGCGTTCGCTTGGAGGATGGCGGCTGCGCTGTCTCCGTCACTGGCAACGCCGGACCCGGAGAAGGAAGAGGCGACCGGGCAAAGCCTGAAGGTCGGCGAGCATCCGACGAAGAAGGGCGCGCGGTCTGAGAGCGGGATGATTCAGCTCCGGCGGTTCCGGCTCGACACGGCCAAGTGGGCGTGGGCGATGTATGAGCGCGCGCTGTCGGTAGCGAAGGCGATCACCGCGAACGAGTCACAACCGGAGAAGCCGGGCGATGCGGACTGGATCACCGGGAGAAACTGATGCGGACCTGGCGGATTATCGAGGGGCATCTCGAACGGACACGGCTCACGGTCGATATGACCATCTGCATCGCCGCGGCCTGCGTCCTGTTCTCTGCCGGCGTGTTCATCGGGTTCCTGGCCGGCGCGACGGTCGGCGCGTGGATCTGGTAGATGGCGGCTCCCCAGGGCGTCATCCATCGAGCGTTCGCCGCGGGCGAGCTGGCGCCGGCGCTCCACGCGCGGGCGGACCTGGCGAAGTATGTCACCGGGCTCAAGACCTGCCGGAACATGCTCGTGCTGAAGAGCGGCGGCGTCGCCAACCGGCCGGGGCTCCGGTTCGTCGCAGAGTGCAAGACGACCTCTGACGACGTGAAGCTGCTCCGCTACATCAGCGAGCAGCAGAACAGCTCCATCCTCATCGAGCACGGGCTCGGATACTTCCGGTTCTACCAGGCCGGCGCGCGCGTCAACGTCGCCGGCGTGGCGGCCTGGTCGGCGGTCGTCAACTACATCCAGGGCGATCTGGTCGTCGAGGGCGGCGTCCACTACTACGCAAAGGCCGCCAGTCTCAACGAGCAGCCGCCGAATGCCGCCTTCTGGCATCCGCTGACCGGGACGATCTTCGAGGTCCCGGCGCCGCAGAGTGCCGACTTGTATAACTGGACGCAGAGCGGCCGGACGATCACCCTCACGCATCCGAACCAGCCGCCCTACGAGCTGACGTTCGTCAGCCTCACACGCTGGACCATTCTCCCCGTGTCGACGGAGCCGTCGATCGCGGCGCCGGTCGGCGGGGCAGGCGTCGCCGGAGCCGCCGGCGCGCGCACGCTGAAATACATCGTGACCGCGGCAAAGGCGGAGACGTTCGAGGAAAGCAACCCGTCCGCGGTCATCACGATCGCCAGCACGCTCGAGGGGACCCCGGACGTCCCGAACACACTGAGCTGGACGGCGGTCGCCGGCGCCGGGGAGTATTACATCTACGAGGACCCATTCGAGAATGGCGTCTTTGGGTTCCTGGGGACCGCGTCGACCAATGCGTTCAACGACGTCGGCGAGACGCCGGACTTTGCGATCACGCCTCCGATCCCGCGCGTGCTCTTCGGCACGGCCAATAACTACCCGGCGGTCGCCACGCACTACCAGCAGCGGCGTTTCTTCGCCTACACGAACAATCAGCCGGAGGGGATATGGGCGAGCCGCGTCGGACTGCCGTCCAACTTCGGCATCTCGAGCCCGTTGCAGGACGACGACGCGCTGACGTTCCGGCTGATGGGGAACACGCATCATCCGGTCCGGCATCTGGTCACGGTCGGGCGGTTGATTGCGCTGACGGACGCCGGCGGCTGGATCATCGGACGGCCGAAGGAGCCGCTCACCCCGTCCGACATCCCGGCGGACCAGGAGATCCACGTCGGCAGCCACGACAAGCCGCCCGTGGTCGTCGGGAACACGATGCTCTACATCCAAAGCCGGGGCAACGTGATCCTTGAGGCGCGCTTCGACCAGGCGGTCGAGGGGCTCGGCGGCCGGGACCTCACTATCTTTGCGACACACCTGTTCGAGAACGAGGCGATCGGCCGGCTGGCTTACGCGCATTCCCCCAACTCGATCGTGTGGGCGACGCGCGGCGATGCGACATGGCTCGGGTTGACCTACGTCCCTGAGCAAGAAGTGTGGGGCTGGCATCGGCACGACACACAGGGCGGATCGATCGACGATGTCTGTGTC